TGATCTAATGCTGCATACGCATCGGTCTTATCTTGTGTATCGCCCATTACTTGCAGGGAATAGTAAAGGGAGGTTTGCGGTGATAGCAACCACTCTTCCACGAATTCACGATCGTAGGTTACCACATCACTCCAAGAGTTGAATGAGTATCCGTGAAGAAGTCCCGTATTTGCATACATAATCATCAGCTGATCAGCTACTTTCTTGTAAGCGTCCCAACCAACTTCACTAGCGATTTCAACATCGCCGTAATCATAAGATTGTACACCAAATGTGCCGCTATCACGATCGATAGTCCGACTTATTGGTGGTGCAATTTCCGGCGTGGCAGTAAAGCCATCCAGATCTTTACTCCTATATGAACAGGAGGCAGTAGGTGCTATTGCAAAAGCACGTACCATATTATTTTCTCTAGCTACTTCCGCAGCTGCATCAATCGCTTGCTTTAATTCTTTTGCAAGTATACCAGAAACTCCTTCAATCCATTCGCCTTTATTAACCCTCTCTAAAGAATCTCCAAATTCTTTATAAGTTACCTTGTTTTTTCTAAGGAAATTAGCTAGACCGAGTACTCCGAGCCCAACTTGGCGGTCGATATCGCTTGGCAAGTATTCTCCAGTTGCTCCAACACCTGTCCTGCTATGGAGGCTGCACAACTCGGACATACCTTGAACGAAACCCTGCTTGAGCTTTCCTGCACTACAGGCACTGAGATTGACATGTTGTAACAAGCAGGTTCCGCGTGAGGGCAGGTAAACCTCAAGACAGACGTTGCCATAAATTCTTTCTCCTTTGTGATATTTGATTTTGTTTAGCCAGATATCTCCTGACTTAATTCCATGTAATAAAGCATCTTTTACCTTATTATTCGTGTTGTTCCATTTTCCCGGATCAAGGTCCACGCACCTCTTGACCCACGGTAATTCGGATCTAGGTGTTGTAATAAAATCAAGGATATCGGCATGGTCAATATCACAATGCAAAACAACAGCACCATTCTTATAGACGCCGCCCCTTCTAAGTGTTTCATTTAATGCTGAGTAGATTTTTGCGAACGATACAGGTCCAGAAGCCGTAAGACCTTTTCCGTTTTCACTTCCTTTGGGTCTGAGCTTAGATAAATGGACAGCAACTCCTGCTCCAAATCGGAGTCCGTGTGAGACATATCTCCAGCTTGCTTCAAAACCGTACAACTCACTGGGAGGCGGGATTCAGGATTATCCAACCATGATTGGACCCGCCCTGTGCGAGATATAAGTTCTGCAGTCATTTCAAAATAAATCGGATAAATCTGGTGGTTTATAATTTGGTCCTTTTAAGACCTTGCCGTCTCCTCGATAAATAGGATTACCTTCTTCATCAAGTTTCGACATATTGGATTCATGGACACGGTTTAATGCTTCATCTAGAAACCATCCCATGTTTTCTGCGTATTGATAGCATACATATACTAAATCAGCAAGTTCTTTTAAAGCTTCAGCTTGATGGTTACGACCATGCATAAATAGCATGCCTTCAGCTTGAAGAAATTCTTTAAATTCTTCGACAATTAAACTGTGTTGTTTAGCTCTTGCTTGTCTATCAGCAGAATTCTTTATGTTATAAGTCTTCCGAAACTCTTTCGCTTGTTCCGATAAGAAGGTTTTCTTCATGGTGGATTTCGTTCTCTAAGTAATGAATAGCTTTTTTTAAGTCTTGGATTTTATTGTCTTTATAACCAGCACGGCAAATATATTTAATAGCATTACCGAGATGGAAGTTTAATTGCTGTTCTCTAATAAAATCCCAAACATCGATAGTTCCTCGCTGATAGTAGGTGGGACCTTTGGCCATTTGTCTATTAAATTTGTTATTGAATTAGCCATTACAAAATTTTGATGTTGTAAAGCTATTAAAAGTGTGATCACATCATCCTTGTGATCGTGATAAGTTTCTTTTAGTTTATCACTTAGTACTCTTAGCTTTAAGTCTTGTTCCATCGTCAACTTTGTAACTGGTGGAGGGGGACCAAAGCTTAGGTTTTTTTTGTTTGAAGTCATAATCATCACTTGTAAGGATACGTGCAAGTCTTGCGTTAATTAAAGCATCGTCTTCAGTTAAACCTTTATCTGTAAAAGCTTTGAGAACAGTTTTCCAACTATAACCATGCTCTTCAAATAATGTTTCTGCTTTTTTTACTCCAATTCCGGGTATACCTGAGTATCCATCAGTTTGATCGCCAGCACAGCTTTGAATTAAATGCCATTTAGCACCATCCTGTTTGCTGACTGTGAATACTTCTTCAAAATTATATAATTTCCCAGGAATTTGTTTCATATCCTTATCAGGAGAGACAATCATATTTCCTGGATATTTTGTTGCGTAAATACCCATAGCATCATCGGCTTCTAAGCTAGGTTTAATAACAACCTTATACTCTTTTCGAAGAGCATTGATGACACGTTTATAACCACAGGGTTTCTTACGGTTCCTGTGACCTTTATATTCGGGTAGAATTTTTTTCCTAAAATTTACACTGTCGGAAAAGAACAGTATTATATCAGAGAATGTCCCAAATTTGTCTTTAATCTTGGTAAGTTCTCGCTTTGTTGCACCGTATGCGTCACTAAAGTTAGAAGTGACAAGAATAACATCGTTACCAAAGTCAACTTCAGTTTCCGCAGCCGCACACGACTTGTATACGATGAAGTCTGCATCTATTAATAATTTCATAAATTAATGTACGTCTGCCCATGATTTTCCTGACTGTGAATCAGCAGCTATGGGTATTCGTAAATTGTAATATTCTCCAGCTTCAGCAGCGGAGAGAACAAGAAGAGATTTGAGATCATCAACATGTTCTGGTTCAGATTCAAACTGCAACTCGTCATGAACAAAAGCGAGCTGGTTACAGCGTAAATCCATTTCTTTGATGTGGTCATGGGTGATTACCATCCATCTTTTTGCTAATATCGCCGACGATCCTTGGATAAGGTAATTGAGGGACTTATGCCGCGAGTCACACAGGATACGACGATTGTCGAGTCCACGGAGAAAACCCCTCTCACTAGTTTTGTGTACCGCTTCCAAAAGTTCTTTAAGACCCGGAATTGCAGCGACATAAGCTTCACGGATCTCCCTTCCTTTCTTCTTCGCTCCCTCCTCCGATAATTGTTTATCATAGGTATGACCTATTTTGGTATTCCCAGCCCCGTAGAGGAAGGCGTAGGTGATGGTTTTGACTTGTCGTCTTGTGACTCCAATGGCTTCGGCATTTGTTTGATGAATGTCTCCATTGAGGAGGATTTCGGCGTAACGCCCTTGATCATATCTGGCGAGATAGTGGGCAAGCATCCTGAGCTCAATACCGCTAAGGTCGGCACCCACCAAAAATTGGTTAGGAGTTGCAATGAAGAGCTGTCTAAATTTTTCATCTGATGGAACCTGTGCTAAATTTGGATTTCGATGTGAACATCTAAATGTAGATGTATTAGTTGAGCAATGGTGATGGATTCTACTAGACGTCGTAACAAGCTTCTGCCATGCGTTCACGCCTTCTGATATCATTCCAAGCGCCTTTGTCGTCTCCAGTATCTTCAAAAAAGCGAGGGCAATATCCGTCCCAACATCTTTCAGTACTGGTTCGTCTATGATTGGCTTTCCTGACTTCGAGGTCATTAATGTAGGCGTCCAACCACAGTGTGTTTGTAGTATCCATGCTATGTGATCCCGTGAAGTGGGATTTAATTCTTTTAATCGAGTAAATGGTGATCCTTTGATGTATCCCTGTGTCCGGTTATTTCGCTTAGGAGTGAACACCGTTCCTCCAATGTAAGGGAATTGTTTCCGAAGTAATCTAGTAGTGTCTTCCATCTCTCTTCTGAGAGTTGATTCGAGATCTCTAGCTTTTTGTTCATCAAAGTACCATCCATGGATTTCTTGTTGTGTGAGTATGTGTGCTACCTGATGCTCTAACGTGATCCATTCAGGTATGGGAGGAAATGTTTGCATAATTTTGTAGTAACAGCAACGTCTTGTACGCAGTAATCCTGCATCTCTTGAGACCAATCCTTCCAGTCTGTAGTTTTACCAAAGTTCCCTTTGTATTCACCAAGTCTGTAACCGTACGCCTCTAGAGAATGACGACCGTATAATTGTAGTGGCATATGCTTCCACGCATGTTTCTTATCTATATCGAGTAAATTCGGATGATATAGACGAGATAACAAAAGAGTATCAATAACGATCCCCCTAGGATTAAACCAAGGATAGAGCCGCTTGATAATAGGTATATCAAAACCGATAATATTGTGCCCGACAAGAGTATCAGCGGTTTCGAGCCAGCTGATACCTGTAGTAATGGAGTAGTTGCTGCCCATCGGCGCATCCTCCTTAATATCGAATTCATGGGTGGCATAATTTTCATCATTAAAGGTTTCAGTACGGTTATCGTCGTCCCAATGTAGGGCTATACAATGAATACGTGTAGCATCTTTAAGAAGACCGTTTGTTTCTAGATCGAAGATTATTGTCCCCACTCCATTGGTAGGTTCTGTCAACGAACTTTGCTTTTTCAATTGCTTCTTTACTAGGTGGATTAGGTTTAATTAATTTATTTCTAGGGTGCTCATACCATGGGTGTACATATTCTTCAAAAGTCTGTGGCTGGGTTGAATTGGGTTTCGGTCTGAGTTTCATGTTCAATAAATCGGCAAGTGTTTAAATCATAAGTAAGTTCACAAGCTATTCCAACTTCGCCTGAATAACGATTTTTAAGGACTCTAACAGTCGTTGGATTTCCAACAGTGTCGGCCTGTTGATCTCTTTCGAGGGCAATGACCGTATCTGATATTTGAGCAATGCTGTGAGATCCTCTAAGTGAGGACAAACTAACTCTTCCTCCTTCTTCGTGCGAAGTCCTATCATTTCCACTTCTCCTTAAATGTGACACTAAAAATAATGCAATACCTGTACGTTCAACTAAGCTGCGTAGCCTCGTCATTGTGGTGTCTATCATGCGACGCTCATCACCTTCAAGACCACTTAATAATATACTAAGGTGATCTAGGAATATAACACGACACTCCAGTCCACTGGCAAGGTATTCGATCCTATTGTAAATAACGTCTGGGTCAAAAGAACCAAAGCCATCAAACAAGTAGAGATTCCAATTATCAATGGAATTATGAAAAGCTGTTTTGAGTTCTGATTCTTCATGTTCTCCAAGATGTAAGTTTTTACCTACAGCTGTGGACATCAATCCAAGTGCGGTGCGTCTATTACTTGCTTCAAGTTCCAAGATCCCAACATGTTCCCCTTTGCACAGCAAGTCAGCTGCAATGTGACGCATGATTGAGGTTTTTCCTGAACCAGAGCCAGCACAAAACGTTGTAAGTTCTCCATACCTGATCCCGTGAAGTTTCTCGTTGAGACCGTGGAAGGGGTATTCATGATCATGTGGTGCTTGTGGTGTGGTTACTAATGAAAGAAGCGATTTACCGTCGATAATACCATCTGGCCTAAACGGTTTCGCATCCCAGATAGCTTTGCGAATTGCTTCTGTATCGTTTGATTGTAATGCTTCTGAGGCGTCTTTATAACCCTCAAGCCTTGCAATCTTGACTTTTCCCGGAGGTAGTACGCTTGCTGCCTCGTCAGCCGCCTTACGGCCTGCCTCGTCTGAATCAAAGAAGAGTATCGTTTCATCATATCCTTGAAATAAAGGTATTTGCTTCTGTACGTCTTTCTTGGCAGATGATGCGCCATGAGGTAGGGATACCATAGGCCACCCTGCCATAGCTTCATAACAGCTCGCAGCATCTAGCTCACCTTCAGTAACAACAATACGTTTACCAGTGCTAGGAAACCTATGCTGACCAAATAAGGTATTAGTGGAAACTCCTTCATAGCGAAAGTCTTTACTTTTGTTTTTGATCTTAACACCTTTCAATACACCTGATTCGTCATGGTACGGGAACCTTAATGTATTACCGTCCCTGTAAATCTGGTAAAATTGATTGGTTTTTTCTGATATGTTTCTCTTATTCAACCTCTCAGCCGAACCAGTAAGAGTAACAGTTTGAGTCATTTTTTGACTGTGAATAACATCATTATCTCCTGTTCTGTTATGACATACAAAACAGAAAGTGTGCCCGTCAGAGTATAAAGAATTAGCATCTGACGAGCCGCAATTGTCGCAGGGCATATGCCTCACGAACTCACTTTCTTCCATTCTATTATCCAATCGAGTGGAATGTTTGCCCATGATGTCCACGGTATATCATGACGTTCGCACCATTGGGCATAAGTTGTTTTACTTCTTTTTGATATTGTATTGTATGGTGATTGAAACACCATTCTCAAATCTAAATCAGGGTTATCTCTCTTAACGGCCTTGATTTTACGACGGTCTTCTGCAGACCAATAACCTTTAGCTTCTAAATGAACCTTATTTGATAATATAAAATCAGGGTTATAGTGGTGTTCTATTGTATAAGGTATCTTAACAGTCTCATATTCATATGATACTCCTAGATTTTGTAGCAATTCAGCTATATCTTCCTCTAATTTAGATCTATATTTAGAAGTCTTCTTCTTCTTCATCTGTGTTTGTTGGTGTTACGTTAGGATCAGTTGCCTTAAACCCTGACGACTTACCAAATAACTCAGCTACTTCATTAGTATCTAAGTCACCTGTATCTACACCTGCCTCACCTTTTACTGAGACAACTTGTACACCAACCAACTTGAGAGAACTACCATAGGTAACCCCATCCCGTAGAATATAAGGCTTTTGATAGAAACCCAGTTTAACAGTAGATCCTGCATATAATGGTGTTTTGGTATCGGTTACGGGTGATCCATCTGTGTCTACCACAGGTGGGCGTTTCTCTTCATTCCAAGAGAACTTAAGTTTATACTTCCCGTCTGAGACTTCTTCCCACGGCTCAGGCTTGAGCGTGGATCTCTTAGGGTTCTTGAGCTTAGATTCTGCCCATTTAAGGACATCTGCTCTTTCTGATTCTAATTTGTCTATTAAATCAGACTCTACTACAGCCGAGAGTGAGTAACCAAACTTACTAGGAGCTAGTATAGCTTGAAATCCCTCAAGTGTTACAGGTTTGTTAGTTACATGGACAGTTCTAGACATCGCATGTACCATCCATTGCGTCTAGGTCTTTACCTGCTTTCTCTGTTGCTGGTTTAAGTGTCTTTACTTCAGCTTCTAATTTATCATAGAAGTCTTGAAGATTTTCTAGTTGTACTTTTACTTGCAGTAATTGCTTCTCCTTAGCTCGGAGTTCAGCAGCTTTTAATCTTTCTTCTGAGACCACTACTATTGTAGGAGGTGCAAAGAAGCTATCAAACATCGAATACATTTAACAGAAAAAATAAGTGGAATCAATCACGTCAGAGGGTTCTAAATCTCCTATGATCGGTGGTGGTGAAGCTCCGATAGATCGGGCAAAGTCACCTAAAATGTCTTTACTAAATAGTTTTGCGTAATTCTCTCTGACTATACAAGACAACATAGTCATATCAGTTGCTCTACATAAAACACTATCATGTATTAAAGCTATAGGAGCGTTAAACTGTAGTGCGCTATAATGTAGCAAATTCGCATCTAGACTGTGAATGAAATTAGGAGCTGTTGCAGCTTTATGTTTAACAAGAGACGGATCATCAAGATCGTAAGCTATTTCTATCTGGCATTTACCTAATAGATGTAACTGTACTGTTCTTGTATCACTTTTCTGTAAGCGTTGAACAACTTGAAATTCTCCGGGAGTTAACCATTCTAAATAAACAGGTTGTGGTGTTTCATGAAAGTATCTTGATACTTCCTTTTCAATCCATTTCATTACGGCCATCGGTCCGGGAAATTCTTTATTCATAGCTTCCCTAACCGCATTGACGACTATAGTTAAGTCATCTTTATTTATTTCTATACCTTTCTCTTTAAGTGCGTCCCTGATGTATGACCTATTGCTAAATGGTTTAGCATTATATGGAATGGTCATAACAGTTCTCTTTACGCACTTACGATCCCAGTGTTTATGCAGGATCTCAGGTATATTAGGTTTAGCAGCATCAGCTACTACCTGATATGCGTCTTGTGGTCTGTCAGAAGGAAGCACATTGACGAGTTGTGCTGTCCGCTTGTCCATCGCTAAAGCAGCGAGAATCTGAAGACCACTACATGTAGCGTCTATTGCTACACATAAACCAGTTGTCTTTCGGCTTTGTGAGATAACACAAGCATAATACTCTTCACAACTAGCTAAAAATTGCCACGGTTCTGATGCAACTTCCCAATCAGGAAGATTATCTATAGGATCCAGTGCTATTTTAGAGATTAAATCTAGGTTATTTTTAACCCAGACTTGTCTATCATACCACGTATCCTTATCAAGACCGTAAGTTGTAGCAACTTGAAATGCTAACCACTCTTCGGCTTTCTCTGTCATTGGTGATTCATCAGCGAATCTTATCAATGACTTCGACCAGTCTGTATCTTGAGGGGTTAGGAAGGATGGGATTGGATAGGTTCTACCTCTATAGTCAAAAGACCACGGTAGATAGTACTTTTCTTTATCTTTAAACTTCCTAACTATTTCCATAACCATTCTCGTACGGCATGAACGTCTGAACGCGCCTGCATTCTTATTCATTACCTCCGCGGCTGCTCTTCTATAAGCTTTACGAGATTCTTTATTTTCCTCAATATCAACAGGTTTTGGAGGAAAGGGTAGGTTAATAATAGGTATAAACTTACCTATACTAATACCTCTACTCTCAAAATGCTCAGAAACCCTGACTGTGAAAGGGTTTAAGCGATAAGCAACCTTCTGAATCTTATTTAAAAATTCAATAGGTTTTTCTCCCTGTATAAGTCCATGCTCAAAACCTGCACGAACCATGGGATTCCCTCGTCTCACTTCATTTAGAAGGTATCCTCCTAGAATAACATCCTTACCATCATCACTAAGTGCCCAATCGTTAGGTTCAATCAGCATTGGTAGAGAGAGTGGTGAATACATCTCACTCTTTGCTATTACATCGTCCTTGATAAGCAGGAAATCAGGTGTTGGATATATAACCATGATTGTTTTACGTCCTTGTCGTTTAGTTCCTTTAAAGAACCAACCACTAGATTCCATAATACAATCTAATAACCATCCACCTAATTTAATTCTATTCGTTGTAGTCCATGAGTTCCATGCTTCAATCCCGTAACGATTCATTAATGTTTGAATTATTACAACTTTTTGTTGTGTTCCACATGATTTATGCCAGTAATTCTCCTTTAATGTATGTAATAATCCTGGCGCTTTAGATTCATAGTGCCGCATCTTTGCTTCACATTCTATAGCTTTACCAATAGATTCTGTTACATTAGCAACGTAATTACTGTTAGGTCTTTTACCAAACACACTGTCAAAGGTTAATTTACAAGCAATGATAGCTAGAACTTCGTCTTCTATATCAGCTAAGTAAGTGTTGATCTCCTTAAAATGTTTACCTGTTTGACCACGCTTAATACGCAATCTGGTATTTTCTATTTGTTTGATAGTTAATGGGATCAATTCTTCTATACAGGTTATACCGTATACAGTAGCTGATGCATAGTTCTTTTGTTCTAACTTATCGTTATTGTCCCTGAGACGCTTGAGACCTTCAGACTTTTGATAGGTTTCTAGTTTAATTTGTTCATCTATTTGTGCGGGTGTAGGCATTTGACTGTGAAAGATCGTCGTTTACTTGATCTAATAATAGTTTTTCTATTTCATCTTTATGTGGATGATCGTGTGGGATAGATTCGAGAGCTTCTTCGTAATACTCACGTATCTTTTCAGTAGTCGTCAAAGATGTCATTGTATCTAGGGTCTATAAAGTGTACTGAGTCTTGTTGTACTATAGTTATCTCTTTATTTCCTTCACTAATTAACTTACGAGTCTTATTCCTAGCAGCATGTCTATATTTATAAACATGTTCTTTTACTTTACCAGTCTCTACATCCTTTTCACGGATTAAAGCAGTAACTGATTGAGGGATTTCATAACCACCAATCTTCCAGTCCATAAATATATCAAACTCTATAGGTTCGAACATCTCTTCTGGGACTTCGTTGTATTGTTTCCACTTGTTAGGGAAATACTTCTTTTTCTTTTTAGTCATCGGTAAGTTTGTTCGTGAATTGAGTAAGATATATTTTGTAAGTATGTATCATCTTCAGCATGAGTAGCTAGAAAATCTAAAAGATAATCTACCTCATCAAGTTCTAGAACTAAAGTTATTGGAACAGGTGTTGTTAGTAGTTTCATAGTTCTCCGATAGGGTGTACATCGACTAGGTAATCGTCCATGAGACAAGCTTCTTCATAAGCATCCCATGCAACGTTTTCTACATTATAACTCGAATTGAGTATAAATGATCTTCCACTCTCAAGAGTGACATGATACTTAACATTGGTGTCCATGAGGTTAGCGTCCCTGAGATTTGACTGTGAAACTTCTTCAGCGTCCATGAGCTACGCTCTGACTGTGAATTAGTTAGAAAAATAAGCGTTAATCAGAGTTTAATTTCTTAATTAACGCTTTTAATCGTGCTTTAGATTGTCTAATAGCAACTGGTTTTTTGGTAGGTTTCTGTAACTTACCAGAGTTATGTATCCAATTCGGTGTTATCATCAACTCCTCCATGATGTTCTAGGTTTGTATCTCTTTCCTCTATTAATCTATGTTCAATAGATAATATTGGAAGAATACCTTTTAACTGTTTAACTATCTCAAGGATAGCTTCTCTTGGATCATGGTTAGTCTTAACATTGATAGAGAATTGATACCTTTTAAAGTCATTTTTCATTAGTAGTTACCTCTTTAGTTGTTTCAATCTTAGCAAGAGTTTTGTCTAAGTCTTCTTGAACAAGTTTACGAGCAAACTTCAACATAGTTTCATAACCGATACCACTAATTCTAATAGTATCTTGATGATCTGGTGTTAACAGCAAGCAATCATGTTCCTCACAATAATATAAAGAAGGTGAATCACCTATGTAATACTCATGTGTGGTTTCAAAACGTAACATAATGAATTTGACTGTGAGTGTAAAGAATAAGGGATGAATCCCTCAGTAAATTTAGTGGACTTACATGCTTTACCGAAAGTGGATGATCGCTAATGCCACTAAACTTAGGGAGAGAATCGGGACTTACATAAGTAATCATATAAGAAGCCAAGTATTAAAGCATAAGTTTACAAGGTGTACATCATAACTACTAGAGTTTCCGCGGTGTCTAGTAAGATAGCATACACT